CGGCTACGGCACCGACGACACCGCGGTTCCTGACTCGATCAAGGGATTTCTGCGAGCCCGGGTAGCGGAGCAATTCAGCACCGGCAAGCACGCCGATAACCCGAACGTTCGGCGGCTGCTCTGGCCAGAGGTTGTGTACTCATGAAAATGAACGACCGCGTGCTGTTGCTACGGCCGGGTGTCACCCGTAACGAGGCGAACGAGCGTGTTGAAGGCTTCGACCCGGTGCAGGAAGTGTGGGCGAACGTGAGGATGCAGTCGGGCGCGGAAGTGCTGCGTGCCGGCGCCGACGTCTCAGTCGTGAAGTGTTCGATTCGGATCCGGGATCGGCGTGACGTTGACGCCTCCTGGCGTGTGCGCTACAAGGGCGTCGAGTATGACGTCAAGTCGCCGCCGCTGGAGGATTTGAACGATCGGGACTTCGTGTTCCTGGTGTGCGAGGGGGTGAAATGATCGACTTCGACACATCTGACCTGATTGCGACGATCGAGCGGACCGCGGAGCAGGTCGTCGATTCAGTTGACGAGTTGACACTTCGCACCGTCGGTTTCGCCGGCGCCGAGATCTTCCGCGACCAGGTCAAGCAAAACGCCCTGGCCAACAAAGAAACCGGGATGTTGTTCGATAACGTCATCATCAAACGCCTCGAGGAAGAAGCTGATGGCGGCCGCCGCCAGGCGTACATCGTCATCGTGCGAAGCGGCACTGCCTCCAGTCCTGGTGCGTACTACTGGCGCTGGGTCGAATTCGGTCACCGGTTCGTTCCGAAGAACAAGCGGGTCAGCCCCAAGACCGGCCGAACGGTTGGTTGGGCGTCCCACCGGCGCGCTGCGGAACTGGAGTACGGGACATCCACCGTCCCGGCTTATCCGTTCATGCGCCCGGCATACGAGAGCAAGAAGCACGAGGCTGTTGACGTAATGACGAAAACCCTCGCTGAGCAACTTGCAAGGAATGCTAGCTCATGAGTGTGTACGCACAGATTCAGCAGGTCTTGGGTGGCTTGGTCGGCGGCCGGATATTCCCGCTGGTTGCCGACGAGGGAGTTGAAACACCCTACATCGTTGTCCAGCGAGTTGGCGGCGCAGCAACAAACTTCCTGACCGGCGAAATTCCTGAGAAAGAGATCCGCCGCGTGCAGGTGACCGTGTGGGCCAAAACTGCATTGGAGGCCGAGGCTGTTGGTGGCCAGGTCGATTCGGCCATACGTTCCGCAGTACACCTGCAGCCTGAAAGTGTCGGGTGCGCCGTCGACGACTACGACCCAACCACGAAGTACCGAGGATCGAGACAGGACTTCTACCTGTTCTGCTGATCCAGCAATTTCCATCTAAGCCGCCCCGAGAAATCCGGGCGGCTTTTTTCTTGCCCGGCTTCCGGGCTCTTTACTTGAAAGGCCCTCATGAAACTGCCAAACAACCTGGCGTTCGCAATCGCGACCGTCTTCGCAACTGCCGTGTCGATCACGGCTGCAAGCAATGCCTCCGAGGCAGTGTGCACCGCGACGAATACCTTCGCCGCTGGCGACTTCGTCGAATATACCGGCGGCTGGAGCAAAGCCAACGGCCGTGTCTTCCGCGTCAAGTCGCCCACTGCCGCCAACTTCGTCCTCGAAGCTCTGGATACCTCGGACGTCAGCCTCTTCCCGGCCGGTGCCGGTGCCGGATCGGTGCGCAAGGTCACCACCTGGGTACCGATCGTGGGCGTCACGGCTGCCGACGTGTCTGGCGGCGAAGGGAAGAACGTCGAAGTTCAACTGCTGGACAGCGACACCCCAGTTATGTTGCCAGATGGCTTCAGCGCGACCAGCGTTGCGCTGACCATCGCCGACGACAAGTCTTTGGCGCACCACGCCGCCCTGCAGTCGATTTCCGACGGCGTGAAGCTGACCTGCCTGCGTGCCGGCATGCCGGGCGGCGACGTGTTGCTCTACGCCGGCTACTGCTCGTTCAACCCATCGCCGTCGCTCTCGAAGGGCAACGTCATGGCGGTGAAGGCGACCTTCTCGCTGCAGAACAAGGTTGTCCGCTACTAAACCGTTTTGCCGGCCAGCCCTCCGGGGCTGGTCTTCCCGCCGCGTGGTCGCGCCTCGCGGTCTTTTTATTCCCCTCAACTGAAAGACAAAAATCATGGCAAACACCGTCAAAAAAATCGTTCTGGGCAAACGTCCGGAGTCCTTCAAGAAAACCGTCAAGGCCCCGATGCTGGACGGTACGATCGGCTCGATGGAAGTCGAGTACCAGTACCGCACCCGCACCGAGCTGGCCGAGCTTACCGACCAGCTGCAGGCCACGCTGAAGGATGAAGCGAACGCCGAAATCGAGCGCTTCAAGTCCGCAGTCGAAAAGGCGAAGGAAACCGGCGACCCAATCCCCGAGTTCACCATTACCCAGACCGAGATCGTCATTCGTCAGTCGGCTGTGGCAACCGACTTCATCATGAAGATCGTCAAGGGCTGGAACCTGGACGCCGAGTTCGACAAGGACGCAGTCGCAGAGCTGATCGACACCCTGCCGGCGATGGCAGAAGCGATCAAGGACGACTACCGCGCTGCGATCAACGAAGGCCGCCTGGGAAACTGAAGGCGATCGCCGCCGCCATGTACGAGCTGGGTCTTTCGAAGAAGGACCTGGCTGAGATGAGGGCCGGCGGCTTCAAGCCGGAAGACTACCCGCAGGAGGATGTGGAAATCTGGCCAGAGAACCTGCAGGCTTACGATCTATTCGCGTACATGCGGACCCAGTGGCGCGGCGCCGGCATGGGGGTGATCGGCCTCGATTACATCCCGCTGCATCACAAGATGGACCGGTTGGGTCTAGCGCCAGAGGCGTACGACGATCTCGAGGCCGACATCCAGGTGATGGAAGCGGCTGCGATCGGTGCGATGAATCCCGAAGAAGAGTAGCAACCCTAAGCCCTGCATGCTTTCCGCTGCGGGGCCTTTCCTTTTAGAGGCCACGCATGACCGAGATCGTCAACGAAGCAACAATCCGCGTGGTGGCTGACGCTTCTGGCGTTGAGGCGGGGCTTCGTCCAGCCGTGGACGCGGCACGCCGCGCCGGGCAGGCAGTCTCGCAAACTGGTGAACGCGCTGCCGGATCCGCGCGTGCAGTCGAGGCGGCGCAGCGGAGCATCATTGCGTCCATTCAGCGCACCACCCTCGCAATGGAATCCGGCGGGCGCGGCACGGCTGCGTACTACGAGCAGATGGGCAATCAGCGGCTCGCTGACCCGACTGCGCTGACTCCATATCTGAACCGCCTCAAGGAAATCGAGACGGCTCAAAAGCAGGCTACAGAATCTGCTCGTACCCAGGCATCAGCGGAACGCGAACTCGCCCAAGCCCGTGACGCGAAAGCGTCGTTCGTGGCTGGCCTGCGCGAGCAGATCGCATTGTTCGGCAAATCGACCGAGGAAGTCCTGCGGTACCGCGCGGCGCAAGCTGGTGCGTCGCAAGAGTCGGCGATGCTGATTCTGCAACTCCAGAATATGCGAGCTGCTCATGACCAAGTTGCGTCGGCTGCCCGTGCTCAAGCTGCCGCAGATCGTGAGACCGCACAACTCCAAGCGAACAAAGAATCGTTCCTAGTCGGCCTGCGTGAGCAAGTTGCACTGTTTGGCAAGTCGGCCGACGAAGTTCTTCGGTACCGTGCAGCGCAGGCCGGCGCAACGCAGGAGGCCGCCCAGCTGATTGCGCAGCTGCAGAGTATGCGCACAGCGCAAGAGCAAGTCGAGGCTGCTGCACGCGCCGCCGCGGCCGCGCAACGCGAATCCGCACAAGCCCAGGCCAGCAAAGACTCGTTCCTTGCAGGCCTTCGCGAGCAGGTCGCACTCTACGGCAAGTCGGCCGATGAGGTGCTTCGATATCGCGCGGCCCAAGCCGGCGCCGCGCAGGAAGCGACCCAGTTGATCGCACAACTGCAGGGTATGCGCACTGCTCAAGAGCAGGTCGAGGCAGCTGCGCGCGCCACTGCGGCTGCTCAGCGTGATGCGGCCCAGGTTCGTTCCAACAAAGATTCATTCCTGTCTGGATTGCGCGAGCAAATTGCATTGTCCGGCAAATCCACCGAGGAAGTGCTGCGCTATCGCGCGGCGCAGGCCGGCGCCGCCCAAGAGGCAGCGCACCTGATCCTTCAATTGCAAAACGTTCGGGCTGCTCAAGAGCAGGTAACGGTTGCTGCGCGAACGGCGGCAACTGCCCAGCGAGAGGCTGCTCAGACTGAAGCGAACAAGACCTCTTTCCTGCAGGGGCTGCGCGAACAAATCCAGCTATTTGGCCTGTCTGCAGAAGAGGTCAATCGCTACCGTGCGGCCCAGCTCGGCGCCGCGACGGCTGCCGACCCGCTCATTGCCAAGCTCAGAGATCTGCGTCTGGCACAGGAGCAAGCAGCCTATGGCGCTCAGATGGAAGCTCAGGCTCAGCGCGCCGCAGCTCAGGCTCGAAATAACCAGGACTCATTCCTCAAGGGACTTCAGGGTCAGGCTCAGGCGATTGGTAAGACGCGCACTGAACTGCTGGAACTGCAAGCAGCACAACTGGGAGTGACCACTCAAGCGAAGCCGTTCATTGATCAGTTGCGAGCTGCTGATCAGAACTTGCATAGCGGAGGAATGTCGGCTGCGGCTATGGCCGCCGCGCTGCGCGGTGTCCCCGCGCAGATGACGGACATCGTTGTCAGTCTGCAAGGCGGGCAAGCACCTCTCACGGTGCTCTTGCAGCAAGGCGGTCAGCTGCGTGATATGTTTGGCAGTGTCGGCGGCGCAGCGCGCGCGCTCGGCAACGCAGCCCTGGGCCTGATCACGCCCTACACCGTGGCAGCAACCGTGATTGGCCTGGGTGCAGCTGCATTCAAAGCCGGACACGACGAATCGATCAGATACTCCCGCGCGCTGGCGGAGACGAATAACATTGTCGGCACCACCTCGGCGCAGATGTCCGACATGGCCCAGAATATCGGGGAAGTCAGTGGTTCGCAGCGCAAAGGCGCGGAAGCGCTGACGATCCTGGCCAGCACCGGCGCGATCACTCGGCAGAACCTGGAATGGTTCGGCACAGTCGCCGTCGACGCTCAGCACGTGCTCAACAAGAGCGTCGAGGACACGGCGAAGGAATTCGCTGAGCTCGGGAAGTCGCCGCTGACGGCACTGCAATCGATCGGTGAGAAGTACCACTTCGTAACGGCTGCCACATATGCACAGGTAAAAGCTGCGCAAGAGCAGGGGCGCACCATTGAGGCCGCCAACATTGCGCAGTTGGCCTATGCCGATGGCATCAACAAACAGCGCGGAAAAGTTCTCGATAGCCTCACCGATTGGGAGCGCGGTTGGCTGCGCATCAAGAAAGCGGTCTCGGGTGCTGTCGACTCCGTGATTGACTTCGCGGGAGGCCGACAAACTGGCCCCCAAGAGCAAATCGGGGCGCTTCTCAAGCAAACCGATGCACTCGAAGATCGAATCGCCCGGCTGAAAAAGGCCGGCGCGGCGCGTGATGGAGCGAAGTATGACCCGACGAACGATCGGCAGGTCCTTACGGCCCAGGCGTCGCTGGACGCCACCGTCCGCGAAATCAATGCAATTCGGAACAAGTCGAAGGCATCAGCTGATGCCGCGGCTGCGGAAGCGACTAACGTTCGGGCCGATGAGTTGCGAAACAAGTGGCTCGGCGAGCGTAACGTAATCCTGACCCGCAGTGAACAGTTGACTCGCGACCTGCAGGCGGCGGAAACGGAAGGGCGCCAATACAACCTGTCCGACGCGGAAATCCAAGACCGTTTGATGGTCGTTCGCCGTAAGTACAACGACGTCCTTGTTGATGGCATTGACCGAAGCCTCACAGCCCTGCGCAAACGAGGCGAACTTGAAGAGGTGCTGAGCCAGCGAGCTCTGGCGCAGATTGAGGCTCAGCGCGCGGCCGGGTCGATTACGGACGAGGAGGCCATTCGCCGCACTGCCGCTGAGCAAATCGCTCAGTTCGACAAGCAGAAGGTCAGTCTGCAATCGCAGTTGGGCTTGGTCCAACAGAAAATCGGAAGCCGGCGTGAGCAGCTCGACCTCGAGGGGCAGATTGCCAAGCTTGGTGAGCAGCGCACAAGCCGCGAAAAACAGCGGGAAGACGACCTTGCCACAGCCATGCGCAAACGTCAGGACGCAAGCGACGAAAGTTATCGCGCTGGGGTTGTTGCAGCCCAAGGGGAGCTCAAGTCTCTCATGGACCTGGTCGACGCGCAGGTGCTGTCGAACGCTGAAATCGGCCTAAGCAAGACTGAGATGGCCGACCTGACTGCC